AATTGTTCCTGTACTATTACGTTTTGTATGAATGAATCTTAAATAATTAACAGGAATAACAGAACTTGTTTTTACCTTTAATGTTTTTGCTCCTGTACTTGGATCGGTTGTTATCGTTGATGGAGCTAAATTTGCAAGATTTTCTAAATTCCATGTAATGATTCCTGTTTTGAATTTTACCTCTTCGTCAGTAATTATATTAAATAACTTACCTCTATTTGCACTTTTAATAGCTTTAACACTTGGCTTATAACTTACTTCTGCACCTGAATCAATTGCCCCAACGTTTACCAATGCAGCAACAATTGATTCTTCAGTAGCAGTCTCAGGATTTGCCACCGCACCTAAATATAATTCCCCACTACCGACAACTAGCGGTTCAAAATCGACTAAATCTAAACTCATTTATAATCACCTCTTAATTTGTTTTTATTTGGAAATATAAAACAATCTCAAAATTATTAGTGGCAGGATTTTTAAATTGCCCACCACCATTAAGTAACTTTGTCATTCGAACAAAACTATCACTATCTTTAATGATTTTTTCCCCCCTGGGATCATCAAGTAAGGCTTTTAATCTACTTTGAATAGCAACTAATTGGCTCAAATCTTTTCCAATTAATCTAAATTCAAACTGAAAATTACCTATGTAGCCACCCGATAAAGGTTTATAGAAATATACAATATATGGATCAACATTCAATTCTTCGGGTTTTTCCACTAAAAAAATAGACTCCTGATCATTTAGGAGTGCTTTTAATTGTGTATCAGATATTAAAATTTTTCTTATTAGTTTCAAGGAGTCATTACCTCCTTTATTTTTTGCTTAATTTTCTCCAAATTCATATCAACGGCAGGTTCAAGATAGGGTTTTTTTCTGGCAGCATATACAGCATACTCTACATTAGTCCCTACTGAACCTTGAGTTTTCTTATCATCACTTTTAACTTTGTGGGTAATTGATCTCTTTAACGTTCCTGTTTTAACTGGACAAAGCAATTTTCCATCTGCTTCTACCATCAAGCATATCTCTTCTGCTGCTCTTTCCCTGCGTTTTCTCATATCTTGTATTGCTTCTTCAACTGTCATTTTTTTACTCATCGTTAATCATCCAATCTAAAAAGTCATCCCAACAGATGACCTTAACAATCTTATATTCATCACCTTGATATTCGACTTTTACACCATTTCTTATATCAGTGTGTATATCACTAAAAACTCTAAATTTAACATCTTCGTCAAATCCATAGTCTCTATATAATCTATCTCTGCTATATGGCTGAACATCACAAGAGATAGTTTTTAAAGTACTATCTTCTCCGGCATGATATATACCATCATCATCAATTGTTCCAGGAGTTGTTTGTAAGATTTCAATTTCTTTGTTATAGAACATCAACCTATCACCTTAACCTTTGGCAAAGGCAAACAAGATTTTATTGATTCTGGTATACCATCAACCAAAGTTTGACTTCTGCTCCCTTGAGTTTGTTGGATTAGTCCCTCATTATTTCTATTTTTATAAAAGAAAATAGCCAAATCAACAATAATATCATTAAGGGATTCTGGAATTTCATCTATATTGCAATATTGCTTAATGGCAATTTGGGACTTATTAAGGTAATGATTCAAAATATTATCTTTGAACTCATCATAAATTCCCAAAAGTTCTTTCATTAATTCAAGCATTCGCATCCCTCTAATCGCTGGAGTTCCACTAATATCTCATCCTTTTTTTTGTTGGTAATGTCTATTCCTTTTTCCATTGCATACTTACGTAGTTCCTGCCAACCTAAAAGTAAGTATTCCGGTTTATCATTTTCCACTTTTTTATTACATTCGCTTTTATGAAGCCAAAATATTTTTTCACTGGTACAATAAAACCCACAATTACAATTAAAAATATTTTCCATATAATCACCTCAAACTGAATAAAGGGAGGAATTAACCTCCCCAAACTATTTTCACTTTAACCAAGCATACGACAAGCAAGTTCTTGTTGAAGAGTTTTTACACCATATAAAACATCAAAACTTATAGTGTTGATCTTACTTGACATGGTATAACCCATCGTTACCCTAATAGACAAATTATTATAATTAGCTACATATCCAGTAGCACCACCAAGAGGTAATGCTTGAGGACGATTTACTAATGCAAAAGCATTCTTGTGGAAACCAATAGAAGAAACGTGATTACCAACTATTGTAATAGTTTTAGCTGTTACATCAGCAGCAAGAGCAGGATATACATTAAAGGTTCCTGTCCCATCGGCAGCAGTTGTCTTGTCTTCAGTTACTACATATGTTCCAGCAGTATCAGCAAATGAGACGATGTCACCTTTCTTAACAGTTTTTGCATTTCCACCAGAGGCTACAGTTACAAGAGTAGCATCTGTAGAAATACTAACTGTACCAGTAGCAGCAGCATCTAAACTACCCTTTGTATGAGTTTGGATATTTTGATCCATATAAGTATCAAAACTTAATATTCTTCCCATATTTGCTTCTCTGAGTGCCTGAGTGCTACCACTCTTATCGGCTCCAGCTATAGCATCAAGGATTACCAATTTTGCTTGTGCTTCAGGGTCGATTACAAGCCTTCTATTTGCAAAGGGTACTTTATTAGTATTAAGAACTTTACCTACATTTGCAATATTAGCAAGAGCAGCCGGAGTAGTTCCAGCAGTACCAGTATAATAAGGAATATCTACATAAAGCTTTGCAAGGTCTTCATCTATCTTTTGTGCTAAAGCTTGCATTGCACCTTCTATAACCTGACTACCAAAATCCTGGATATTTAAAGACAATTGTTTCGAAGTAACCTCTACGGTAACGTCAGCAATTTTATCCAATTTAACAGGTACATTAGATTCGGCAATAACTTGTGCAGAAGTAGTAGTAGTAAATTCCTGTGCAGTAAACACAGCAGGTTTCCTTACATTTACAGTGTCACCTTTATTAGCAAATTCATCACTGAAATCGGTGTGAACAAGACTACCTAATACAAGATTATTCTGAAGTCTCATAAGACTTTCTTTTGCTATTTCATTAACGGTTAAAAATGTATTACTCATAAAAATATCATCCTTTCAAATTTAAATTATTTTTTGTCTCTATCATTAAAATATTTGGCATACTCTTCCATAGACATCTTGCTTATATCAACTGATTTATCTGAACTGTAATCAGAAGGAGGCTTATACCCGCCCCTTACCCTTTGTTCCACTGTTTCAGTGATATGTTTGTTAAAAATTTCTTCAAGCTTACTCAGATTTGTAGTAGTAGATTCCTCATCTTCACCCAAAAAGAAAGAAACTAGCTCTTTAGGTAGTTTCTTTTCATCGGCTTTAATTAAGCCCTTATTCATTAAGATTTGTCTTTTTTCTTCTTCTTCTTTTTGATTTAACCTTTGCTCAAGTTCTCTAATTTTCTTCTGTTCCGGTGTTTCTGATGGGTTACGTTTGGCAACCTCTTCATTGATCAGTTTTTCAAGATTATTACTTTTCCAAGTCTCTAACCCCTTGGTAAAGTGACTATCAATCTTAGGTTGAATAACTTTCTTTCCTTCTTCTGTATCAAGGAACTTATTTACTCTATCAGGTGTTATAGTCAAACCCCCAATATAATTTTGAACATCTTCACTTTGAGCATTTTGTTGAATCCATGCTTGTACTTCACTAAAATCCATTAAATTATTACCTCCATTTTTGTCCTTTTGGTTCTCGCCCAAAAGTACTAAATATAAAAATAAGCTTGTTGAATTATCACTAAGCTTATCTCTTGCGCTTTTTGAAATTATTGTTATTTTGTTTATAAATCTTTTGTTCAAACTCTTTACAATTTAAAATAATAGAATTTTTTGTTTTCTGGCATTGATACTTTTTACCACATTGATCACAGATATGACCAAACTCTTTTTTCGATTTGTCTGAGATAAATTCGTTTACTGGCTTAATATCAAAGCTTGATGACTTCCTTTTTCTGTCTTTTGAAGTTTGTGTTTCTTCTAGCATTGATTTCGAATGTCTCTCACAATATTAAGACATTGTTTTCTGTTTAGATTATAGTTTTTAAGCCAATAATCATTTCTAAATTTAGTCAATGTTTCCATTGTTTTCTCATCTTTGACAAAGTAGAAAACACAACTATTATCTACATTTTTAGCTTCGATATACTCAATCCCTTCACTCAAAAAATACGCTGCCAGATTAAGATTCTTAGTTACAAAAATATTATTTTCCATTAAATTTTTCTCCTTTATTTTAAAATTTATTAATACCTTTTGATTTAGCCCAGGAATTATAATCAGTATAATCAATTATCGATTTATCACCTTGATTTTCCCGTTTCTTAGTTGGAGTCCAGCCTTTGACAACAGGTATAAGACAACATCTACAATTTGGATGATTTGGAGGTTTGGGATAATCTGAATCTATGTCAAAGATTTTACCATCCAATGAAGCACATTTTTCTGACGTCTTTTTATCCAAAGTTGCATCCCACAGTACTTTCTGAACTACACCAGATTCCTTATAAATATTATCTTGTGCCTGGGAAACTACTTTTGCCATTTCAGTTCTTATTAATCTCTGAGATTCATAAGCAGAACTACCAAAATTATTTTTAATATCTCTGGCTAATTTATCAATACTGTGACCTTGGATAATTCCTCTTTCAACTGATAATCTAACCCTATTGACCAACAATTCCTTATTATTCCATATTCTATCACTAAACATTTTCCCCTCAATAGGAACATTAACGGCAGCTTCAACCATTTTGGGATTAAGCAAGGCAAAATTAAGAGTAGTTTCAATTCCCTTATCAATAGTAAAAGCAGTCGTATAATACGACTCCTTATAAATCTCAGATAAGATTTTAGTTGTATGTTCCAAATCAATATTGCCTAACTCTTTAGCCAGTTCTGCTAATTGTTTTTCCAATTGTTTTAGGTATGTATATCTTTGTTGCTTACTCATCTTAAGCTTTCCGTCAACTGCAAATTTAACATATAATTTAGCTATTTCTTCTCTGGTTTCGGTCAATGCTCGTTTATAAGCCTGAAGAATAGGTTTACTATCTTTATCTGCTTTTTTCTCCAACAATTTAATAAGATCTAATGTTTCATCCCGTAAATCAGCCATTTTCATCTACCTTATCTAGGTCAATATTCATTTCCTCCTCTTTTTCTTTCTTAATTTGTTGTTCTTCAAGAGTAACATTATCAATAAATGAAAATTGTGCTCTTGCAGTCTTCTTGCTAATAAGATCTTCCGGCACTTGACTTAGGATTTGGGCCATCATTAAATCATCTTGTGGTAATGATGGAGTAAATTTAGGTTCAATTAATTTATAGTCAAGCTGCCTATTCTGCAAAATATATAAATATTTGAACAAAAACCTAATCCTATCCTTAATCAAATTGTGCATTGAATTTGTATTAGATTTACATTTATTTTCCAAAGTTAATTGCCTTGTCCTCATTGCTAATGAAGAATTATTGCTAGGAACCTGTTCGTTATTATTGATATGGCAGCTTAATTCGTACATATTTTGTTTTATTTCTTTAAGTGTATTCATGACAAAACTTTCATTAATAGATTTCGTCAACCATTCTATAATAACCTTATCGCCCTTTCCCTTGAGAATACCCATTTTCTTCATATTAGGAAGATCTTCTTCATCAAACTCTGCATTCAATATTTTTAAATACGCTTGTCTGTATTGACTAATCTCATGGCTTAAATCACTCAAGTTAGTCTCATAAGCATCCTGAAGCGTGTAAATATCTTCAAATAAGGTATCCTTTTCATTATCGTCAACTAAACAAACACCTACCGGAATCTCACCAAAAACATGATTATCTTCACCAGTGAAAGCATTATTCTTATAGTGATAAATCGTATTATCACTGTAGATATCCATATATATTGATGATGTCTCATCTAATGGTTTCCTGAATATGTGAAGAAACAACTTTAATTCATCATCTTCTATGTACGGATAACCTTCTAATGGCGAAATTATTCGAGAAGAAAACTGTGCATATTTATCGATGTAATATAATTCAAAGCTTTTACCATAGAGTAAAGCCCTCCTAAACAACTTCTTGTCATGATCCTTCTTCCAGTGAGCAAGTTGGTATTTGACTACTTCTTCCAGGTTTTCATTAACATCTAAATTGATGTAAGTAATTGGAACAGAAAGGATATAATCTGCTTCCTCTTTAATAAACCGTTTTAGATAGTTATTTTTGATTTTACTTGTAGAAGTAGTATCAATACTGGATTTCTCTATTACCACATCACTATTATTCTGATAATACCTTTGCATCATTTGATAATATGGCAATTGAACAAGATAATCTTCATAGCATCTATCTATAAACTTTTTTAATTCTAAATCAATAGACATTTTTTCACCTACCTTTTAAAATAATTTGCTTTTATCCAGGAATTCAAGCTTATGGATTGGTTCTTCTAAGGTATCTATTCTATTAACAAATTCACTTAAACAATCGGCAAAATCATCATGTGCCGTATATTCCTGTCCTGAAAAATCCATTAATTGATCTAATGCTTCCGGTTGAACTCTTTCAACACAAAAAATGACTCTGCCATTATTGACAGAATCCACAATTGTACTAATTTTTTGATTTTTGTTTTGTCTCTGCATTTCGTTTATGATTTTAATATTCCTATGAGATAATTCAGGATCTTTTTTTATCTCTTGTTCAATTCTTCCGGCATCCATGCCGCTGAATGTGTTTTTTTCAATATAGATCGTATTACAACCTTCAAATTCCTTAAGTAAATCTAAGACATGGTTAATATACTTATCAAATTCCGTTCTGGCATCAAGTTTTAATAGTTCACCTTTACGGACATATTTAAAATCATTTGCTATAGAGCCAACAATAAAAGCAAAATAATCACTTTTTTTAGTATCTGTGCTGGCACAATCCACACAGAGCATTGTTTTCTTAAAATAATTAGATTCTACTTCTTCTTTAGATTGAATACGGTTTGATTTAAACCATTTATCACCGATCTTTGAAGCATCGTTTTGTAATTCCTGTTTGAAGGAAATACTGTCCTCATAATAATCAATTGCTAAAGATAAACAGTCCCACTTATCAGGCCAAAGAACAGGATACTGCAAGTTATTTTGATTCTGATAATAGTATTCTTTTGCAAATGCAACAGGATCACTTAACTTATTATCAAAATATATCCTTTTGAACTCTGACCAATAAGGATCATCATTATATAATTTATCCACATCATCCACTAGAACAGCTTTTTTGAGTATATGTTTATAGTCTTTGTTTTTCAGTAAACGAGACATTAAACAATCTCTATGTAAAATAGTTCCTAAAACAATAAATTTAGTTGCCATTTTAATTTTCTTACCACTACGATAAACAGCTTCATCTCCGGCAAATTTAGCATCATCCATCCATGTTCTATATTTCTTTTCTCTTGCTTCTTGAGTAATTACATCTGCTTTAGATTGATAATCATCGGCAATTATACAAAATGGTCTGTGATTTCCATATTTCTTTCCCCTCATACTACTTGCCGAACTTATCGCCTGAATTTTTGTATGATTAGATAATTCTAACTCCAATTTATTTACCGTAAATCTTTTAGTATCTATTAATTGACCAAATGCTTTGATAATATATTGATTTTCTTCAAATGCTTGCCTTGTAATAGCTATAAAATCAATTGCATCTTGCTCAGTTTTTCCTGCTACTAAAGTGTAAGGAGATATACCATAAGCATGAAGCCATACAGATATTGCAAAATCAAATATTGTGGTTTTTGCCGTTCCTCTTGGAAGAATAGCACATAGCTTATCGTATTTGTCATGGATAAATAAATCTTCAGCTTCTTGCCACATTTCCATATGTATTGAAGCTAATTCTCTGTTTTGATTATCTGGTTTTATTCGGAAAGTATTTTGTAAGAAATATAAACAAAAGAATGAGATAGATTTTCTTCCTAAACTCCAGGCTAAACCATGATCTCCCCATAGATTCTTTTTGTTATTTATCATTAGTTCCTGAGCTTTTTCTAAACCATAGAAATCAGTTAAATATTTTAAAAGAAGCAATCTATCTTCTTTATCGTTATCGTATATGTTTTATCACCTCCTTGAGCTTGAAAATTTTATAAAAAATCTGTTTAGCTTACCCCCTCGCCATTCCATTTCTTGGGAATTAGAAACCCTACCCCCTAAATAATTCCATTTATTTTTTCGTCCAATGTACTGTATATAACTTGACTTATACGCAATATAAATATAGAATTGACCTATAAATCAATCCTTTTCTGCCCATAAATACCCCATTATTAGCTACTCTTGATTGCGTATAACTAATTGAAAGGATGAATCTAAATGAACCAATTATTAAAAGACTTCCTCAACTCATCTAAAGTTTTAAAGAAGTCCTTGAATACTCGCAAAGCATATGAAAGAGATCTAACTCAATTCGAACAATATCTTAATCAATATGATGTTTCTCTTTCCAATCTGAATGATATGGTAGTACAAACATACCTTAATCAAATGATAACCAAGGAAGGTAAACCTTCTTCCCCTGCTACTAAGAACAGAACATTTGCTAGTATTGCTACCTTCTGCCATTGGTCTAATCAATCTGAAGCTATACAGGATATTGATATTCCTAAAGTTCCTCATATATCTAAACAACCAAGCAAAGGTTTAACCAAAGATGAAGTTACTAACCTTCGTCTTAAAGTTGCTAATGACCATAATCCAAATAGAATAAGGAATCTAGCCATAGTTGATCTTCTTATTTATTCAGGCTTTCGGGTATCTGAATTAGCCTCATTAAACAGGAATGATATTAAATATCACAAAGGAACTTATACTATCACCGTTAATAAAACTAAAAACAACGAAATTAAAAAAGCTTATCTTAATTCAAAACAATTTAAATACATTAAGAAATATATTGAAAGTCGTTCTGATAATGATGAAGCTTTATTTATTTCCGGCAGAATGGGAAGAATATCTATTCGAATGGTTCAAACCATTATTAATAAATATGGTTTAAATGTTCACATGCTCCGGCATACGTTTTGTTCTATTCTAGCTAGGAATAAAGTAGATATCTTTACTATTGCATCTTTAAGCGGTCACAGAGATATCAATGTTTTACGTCGCTACTGTAATCCAACTCAAGAAGAAATGGCAGAAATGGTTTCTAAGGCATTTAATTTCTAACCCTACTTAACCAATGTCAAATTAGCAATCTCTTCATCTAAATCCTGCAGCGGATCAACATGTTCACCTTGACCATCATCATTCTTAACTTCTACCTTTGATGTATTCTTTCCATCCATTTTCTCAACCATGAATTGATTGGCTGCTAAACAAGTACGTTTATCTGTATAATCATCACAGATTTTATCAATATTCTCTAAGTATTTTTTATATCGACCTTTGATAAAGGCCAATCCCTCGTCTTTTATTTCAGCCCTACGAGAGTCGATTTCCGCAATTATATTTTTATCACCTAACCAATCATAATATGTAGCTTTCTTAATTCCAATTTCAGCTTGAATATCAAGCCTACTACAACCTAATATAAGCATTGTCACAAATCTTTCTATATTCTCAGGAGTCTTATATAATTTTCCTGTTGCCATAATTTCACCTCCACACTGTCCATTTAGTCATAATAAAAAAGAGCCAAAATATTGACTCACTCTAAATAAATCTTAAGTATTTATTTTAATTTACTAAAAACTTTTAAAATCAACCAGAGAAATTTGAGAATCAAAATCATTTTGTGCTAATTTCTCAAGTAACATTTCAACATCTCCACGGATTCTAAGTTTATATAGCCCTTCCTTAGTGAGACACTGAACTCCTATATCACAAATCGTACTTATGCATTGTGTCGTAGGAACTATAGAATGAAACATATTCAGTATTTTCGTGAAAATTGAATATAAGTTATTATCAAAATCGTGAGTCATCAGGTTATTTTCCTCAAAACTCATAGCTATTTGCGGATTTTCAATATATTCAATTGGGTAAAGAATATGAATTTTATTCTTTCCTAATAAAGCAATATCATCATTGAAATGATCCTTTGATAAAAAGCCAACTCTCATTAATACTCCCTTTACCTCTGAAAATCCAATCCATGAACAAGCTAGTACGCTTCTATTTATGTATTTTAAAGATAAAGGCTTCTGATTTTCAAATTCTTCTAGAGTTTGCTTATAAACACTAACTATTTTGTCTGTATCTGTGATATTCAATACTTCAATTTTTTCTTTGAATAATTCTAAAAAGTCATGTAAACCTACACCGGCATACCATCCCATTAAAGGTAGGTTATGAAGTTTTTCATTATTGTCACTAAATCCAAACTCGTTATGTTTTCCATAGGACACTCTTGAATCAGTTGCAATAATTGAAATGACATCAGAAACATATGTTATCACTATACTCATTACATCATTTTCCTAAACATTTTCATCATCATTTCAAACAAAAACTTATTCTTAGCCCTATTCACCATCTTACCAGGATTTCCACTCATTAAAACCTCAACATTTTTAACCCTGGAATTGACCTTATTCATGCTTCTAACCATTTTATTTAATTGTTTCATTTAATCATCTCCCATAAACAATTATACTTCAAATGGAAGACAATTCCTTGAATTATTTCTCATAATAGCCGGTATTCCATTTTCTCATTTCAACCTTCATACCATTATAAATCCGATAACAAGTATGATTTAATTCAGACTTAACTAAATCTTCCATAGCAAAATAATGTTCACCAAGAATCTCATTAAACCTTTCTTCAGTCAAAGGTTTTTCTTTTGGTTTAGATTTTTTCTTCGGTCTTATTGATTCTTCTTTTTCTAGAAATATGTTTTCTGCTTTTTCCAGTTTATCTTTCATCTCTTCCAATTTACCCATATCATTATCTTTAATCATCTTCATTCCCCCATGTTTGAATTAGTTCGCAGTCATCACTATTACAAATAAAAGAGTTATCCCAAAAACATTTATCACAATATGTATATATCTTCATTAAACACCTCACTTAAAAATAAACCACAAGAGTATAACGCCCTCTTGTGAGTGGCTTAAGGAGGTCTGGTAACCTTATTTTTAATGTCCCATGGTTTACCTTGCAGCCGTACTTCCCCAGACTGATAGGGACAATATATGATTATTTAAATGCAAAAAGAAAAAGGTGCATCAACCTGCTGAATTGACACACCTCCTAGGACTACTCACCCAGGACTAGCAATTCTTCTTTGTTTAAGGAGGGTCAGGCTCGAACTGAACGAAATTGCAAAACGGCTCCATATAATAATGAGAATACCTATATTAAAAGTCCCATTAAGGAACGATTAACCACCATATTCAATTTCAACTAAATCAGCATTTCGATTCTTAATAAAATCCATCTTGATCTTATTAGACTTGATATATTTTTCTTGGTCATCCTCACTGTTAATATAATCCAGATTTCTAAGAGAAAAATACAATTCCCTCTCGTCACCGGAATTTACGAAGACATTAAAATTCAACGGTCTTTTATCAACACAATTAGCCGATTTGAAATCTATCTCATAATCTTTATTTTTGTTTTTAAAATAATTACAAATAAGATATACCAATTCATCTTTAATACTTGGAACATTATATAATTCTTCCCAAGATGAAAATATCTCATTTAACTCAACAAATTTTAACTCTGATTCATCACATTGCCGGATAACATCAAATGTAAAATTACCTTCACCATATGTATCCCAGTCCTTTTGAAGTGCCTGGTTAATATGGATTCCTTTATTCAAATCTCTAATATGTTCTTTCCATCTTCTGGATATATCTAAACTTCGACCTATGTAAATTTTATTATTATTTTTGTTAGTAATCCTGTAGATTCCAATCATTAATCATTTGTCACTGTTCCTTTCCGTTTATGCTTTTAAGATGTCCCACAACAGGACACCATGAACATTAATTAAATAGCTCTTGAGCATATGTTCTATCATAACTATTTATCATAGCTCCAACTCTTGAATTGGATTCAAATTCTAAGTAAACCTTATCTTCATCAATAATTAACTTCTTACCAGTTGACAAATTGACTAATACCAATTCACCATCTTCTTTTTGAACTCTAAATTTGCTGGTCATTGATATAATGCTATCTTTCATTATTTACCTTCTTTCTTATGTATTGGGGGAAACGTAATTTTGCGAGCAAAATTCCGATAACATTTCCCCCAAACCCCCTTTGTATTTAAAATATTTAATTTTTATTTTGCTGTTTTGAAACTAGTGAAAAAACTATATTTATTAATTTGTTTTTTTAAATTAATAAATAATATACCTAAATAGGTGAAGCTTTAGCGAACCTATTTAGAGCAAGTCGCGTAGTTCGCGACGAAGCTAACCTTCCTCGTCGTTCTCTTTTATGATTTTTTGTTTTATGATTTAATAGTTTAATATCTTTTCCATATTATTAATCTAATGGTACTTTTAATATTTTACCCCCCTATTCCTATATATAAATACTATAAGGGAATGGGGGGGTATTATCTAACTTACTTTCTGATAAATACCTTTTCTCACCATATATTTACTAAGCAATTCTTTTAGATGAGTATTCTTTTCTTTTGCTTTATCAAATTGTTTTCTTGTAATACCAATTTCTATTAACATTTTTGAAGATTTTATTTCATCACCATTCCAACTATTATTAATCCAATTAACTATTTTCTGTGAAATGGTTTCTTCTTTAGTATCTCTACCCAAAATTTTACTTTCCTTAAAGCAATCCAATTCATCTTTAATCTTATTTAGATTACACCCAGGCAGCAATTGATAAATCATTGAGAAAATAATTGATTTATTAGCGAATAAATTTACTTCAATTTTTTCCTCAGTGCAAGTATAATGTCTGAGTTTTGTTCTATGTACTTCTTGGTAAAAATTAGTTACTATACTGAAATATTTGAATTGGTTTAAATTATCTAAACCAAATTCATAATTTTTATAACCGGATTTATAAACGTCATTTCCATATGTAGTTTTACTTCTATCTTTAATTAAAAATTTTTCAGATAGTTTTTCCGCTTTATCCTTATCAGCACAGTATTCTAATACTTTATCCCAATCTGTTTTAATACTGAGATATTGAATAACATATTCATAATCTGGTAATGTATCCCAACCGAACTGAAACATAATATTACTATTTTGCATGTAGTTTTTTCCTTTAGTATTACCAAAATAATGAGTTGTGTTTTCATCAAGCATAGATATGAGTTTTTTATTATAAAGGTATTTAGCTATATCAACAGCTTTGGTTTTATATGTCACTACATAAGCTTTATTATTAAACCCTTGCCATAATCTCTGATTAACAAATTTAGCACAAGCAAAAGCTAAATATTTTTTATTGTTAAATTCAGTTTTGGATAATTTATTTTTCATATAAGCATTAATAATAACATTTTTATAAGATCTTATATTATCTATATCCAAAAATTTAATACTATTATTATCATACATTTTTAAATAGAGTGGATCATATAAGGCAGTGCCATCAAATATTATGGTTTTAAATGTATCAGAATAAATATCTTTAAAATCTTTACTGCCTATGGTTGAAATAAACTCAATATTCTTTTCATAGACATAGAAACCACCTCTAACTAAAACAGTATGTATATGGTTAAGTTCACGCTTAAAATTATTTCCCATATATTTTTCCCAAAGCAGCATAAAATCTTGATCTGTCTTGCATATATTTCCATTGTCTGTATTGGATATGATAAATCTTTTATAGGATTTTCTTAATTGTTGCATCTTATCAATAATCTTATTTTGTATTTTATTAAACATATTTTCAAACAGAGTTTTCTCGGCAGTATCTTCATATGTACATTGGCTTATTGCTGTTGATATTTCATTAAGTAAAGCTTTATTAACTTTGACAGTATCTAAAACATCTGGACGCTCATCAATTAATAAAATTGTTCTTTTTTTATTTGGTATATCTTTTTTATCTTTATCTTCTTTAGTTTCTGGTTCATTATTATAAACTGAATACTGCTTAATATAAGTGCCAGATTCTCTTAATCGAGAATTGGTAATAAGCAATATAGGATATTTCTTTTGTTCATTTTGCTGTTTAGAAATTTTACAATCTTTAAAAAACGAACAATTATTTGAGGTACATATTTTACTATCACTTTGTTTTATTTTTTTATTTAAGCAAATATCTTCATTCCAACTTTCCAGAATATATGTAAAACCACCATAACCATTTTCTTCTAATAATCTTTGTGTTTCTCTTAGACTTTCTAGTCTATCAGTCACAAGAATAAGTCCATCAGATGTTATCTTATTTTTATATAGTTCAATAAACTTTTTCAGAATTTCCAAGGATATGGAACTTTTTCCAAAACCACAGGGAGCAGGATTTCCCACAACAATATTTTCTTTAAGTTCACCAAAGATTATTTTTGCTGTTTCTTCTGCAAATTTAATTTGTTCTTGAATAGCTCCACCCCTTAAAGAAAATGTTTGAATAAAATTATCAACGACATCTTTCACTGACTGTTTGGCTTGATCATCAAGAGTTACTAATTCATCGGCATTATAAACAATTTTTGATAATTCAATTATATTGTTCATATAAGCATTGCCGTCTAGTAGTTTTTCACCAATTACCTTATATTGAGTGTTATACTCAATTTCTTTAATTAAGATTTTTTCTCTCATTTACTGCAATCACTTTATCTCCCTTCTTTTGTGTTTTAAATAACACCTAAGTTTTAAATTCTCTAATAATTTTTTTTAACTCTGGATTATCTTTAAAAATAAACACCGTTCTATCTGGATTATCTTTATTTGGTTTTATATCAATAATTTGATATCCAAGTTTTAATAAATGACGTGCTAGTTTAGCTGTGAAGATTAGCTTTACATTTCTTTCTTGAACTGTACCCATTCTGATTCGACTCCTTTTTAGTGAATATAAAAAGCAACCATTCCAACCCTAAAATAGTTGCTCATAACGTTTCTAAACTAAATATGTACCGGATGCCGGTTACTAGAAGGTATTAAACTATTTCTTACCTATCAAGTAGTTTAATAAAGAATTAAACTGATGATCCGGCAATTGCATCCTACCTTTACGAAAATGGCAAATTATGGTTTCGCATATATTTACCTTTTTCGACAGAAAGCGAACCTTCACACCCGTTTCCTTTATATAGCTTTCCAAGGATTCTCTAAGTCCATCTTGTTCTTTTATGTTAAATGCCATATTATCTTCCTTTCTTTTAAATTTTAATTTACAACCTATACATTAAGAGATATAAATATCTTCTATTATTTTATTTGTTTTAAAATACTTGAAATATTCTCTTTCCCCTATATACACTTTTATTAATTTATTGAATTTACTTATTCATACCCCTAAGAAACACTAATAACATAAGTGTTTTAAGGTATTTAAATAATAAGTTTAGGATTAATCAAAAGGACGAATTTCTTTTCAGATAATTACTTCAACTTCTTCAGTCTTTATTTTATTTTTATTGTAATTTTCTTTTTTATTTCTTCTTTCGTTTTCCTCAGCGCATGATGGATTACTACAAGTTTTAGCATTACGAACCTTAATAAATTTATCTCCGCAAATCTTACATTTCCCTATTGGCTTCCCCTCATACTCAGCTAAACTTACTAAAGGTTTCCAGACATTTTCAACTAAAAAACATATATCATCTTGGTTTTTGTCTAAGTCAACAATAGATATAACTGATAAAATCTCGGAATCTATTTTAATTTCAATTAATTTGTTTTGGTTAAATTTATTAAGTAGTGCTTCTGTATTAGTTATTCTGGCAAAATTGTTTAAGGTGTTAATATTCAATTTTCCATTTTTCTTAAATTTGGTATTTTTATAGAGCTTTATCTCATGTTTTTTATATAACTTAGAAAGACAAACCAACACATAATACAAGTTCTTTTCATTATCCGTAAATGAATTTATTTTCTCATATTCTTTGTTAGTAATAATTACAGATTCTGGTTTCAGCCTATCATCTATTTTTTGATTTAGCTCTTTGAATAATAGTTTATCCTCATCTTTATAAGCATATCTCGTTCTTGCTTTAAGTTCTCTATTGCTCTTTATATTATTTTTTATATTTCTAAGTAGCTCCCACCCAAAACAATTCCATAAGATAACTCGACTTTTATCTTTTCTATACTCTTGGCAATATTCGATATCTACCAAATAATCAACACATTTTCGAACATTACCATTAAACAACTCAATCATTTTATTTCTAAAAATATGATAGGTTATATCGTATTTACTGAAAAACTCATTATCCGGTTCTTCTCTTTTCATTTTGTTTAACTCTTCATTTATACGTTTAATGTCTTTTCTTGCTCTATATAATAGGATTTCCAAGTCTTTATAGAGTTTACTTGACCTATCAACCCAAAAATCTCTACACAATATGGCATAATTAAATTCCTCATCCGTAAAATATTCATACTCGTTGTAACCGGCATTTTTTTGAATGTATTTAGAGATCCTATCCACCACACCATTTCCACATTTAGCAACTGCTGTTTTAGTTTTTCCCTTTGCCCATTGGAAAAAGTATGGTGATTTTTCTTTAACCAATAAATCATATAGTTCTTTGTCTTTTTTTGGTAGTTCAATGTTTTGACCTGTTTTTGGAAAGTCAATAGTAAAATTATTTAGTGCCTGAAGTCTGGCAATGAATTTCATATCTAATTTGAAACCTTCATTATACGCCATACTTAAATATTTTGTTAACGCATTGCTGATATCTCCAATTTGATTTCCTTCAAATGCCTTTCTTAAGGTATCCTTAATATTTTCTTGGTTTATTTCTCTTGCTTTAGCTTTTGGCATATCATAGTAAACAGGTAGACATTTTTTCCTAACGTTTTTAATTAACTCCTGGGACGTTGCGATGTAACAAATATCGCCATCACAATCATTTTTCATTTGCAATTGAGCCAAATCATGAACAGAAACATAGGTTGCATTACCCTTAAACCAATCTTGACATTCTTCTGACTTAGTTAATTTTCTAACACAGTGTTCCGATGGATGTAAGTGTGGACTTCTGAGAAGATCAACCTTTTTAATATCTGTATCATTATGATATGCATTGTAAACATGACCTTTAGGAATAAGCCCTTTAGGATTTTCTATATTCAGAAATAACCTCTGACAAAAAGCATAGACATCCGGAAATATGTAACTGTAGTAACCTGGGCTTAAAATTCTGCCACCTTTAGCATCTTTCCGAATACTTTTAACAACATTCTCGATTTGAGTTTTAGTATGTTGATCTTGGAGCAATTGAGGATAGATTAGTAGAGCTTCTTGAAATGGCATTAAATTTTTATTATCTTCAGTAGCACCTAAAGCTTTAAATGCTGCTTCTTTGTTTTTATGTAAGTTTTTTATATAGTCAATAGTAGGTTGACATAAGCTTGCAATAGTATCTTTATCCTCAACAGGGATATTCAAGGTATTAAGGTACTGATAACTTAACTCCTTATATTCTTGTGGGGGATTTTCAAGACCGCAAATATAAAATTTGGAATTGATTTCTTTCATTTTATCCGAAAAGGATTCCCAACTATTATAATGACCACTCATTTTAAACTGACTACTTATTAAAATAACCCATACATCTTCCTTTTCTATATCATGGTCTATATCATAAATATCACGAACTATAGTATTACCGGCAATTTCTTTGGCAAATGTCAAGAAGTCGAATTCAACCAATGCACCTTTGCACCATTTATTTCTAAATTGCCAATTACCACTTATACCCTTAATTCTTCCAGAGAGAAAAAGACCTGCCCCATCCATATGGTTTACTTCGACATCTGCCATTTTATTAGTAACTGACAGTTTTTTATTGTTGGTATCTATGTAGGTTACTTTTTCATTTAATATAGTTTTAAAGTCATTTACCACCACTATTTTTTCATATGGTATTTCTATTGGAATTCCAGCACTCATGACTAAAGCTTTGTTTGCCAATAGTTTTCCTGTATTAATGCCATTATTTTCATTGATTTGCTTCTCTGTTAATCCCCCCATAAGATAGTTATTATATTTTTTCAATGCTTTTTCTGAAATAAAGGTAAGATCTTGTTTTCGTTGCTGACCAGCTCCCGAGGTAAAGAATACAAATTTCTTCTTGGCATAATTAATTTTGCGTTTTAATTTTCTTTTCTTAAGGTTAGGAAAATCTATAGATTTCGATTTCATATATGTAGCAAAATAAAATCCATTATCCATTATCTGATTAAATATGTCATCATGTTGAACTTTAATAATGATAATGTCTTCGATAACTGTTCTTTGTTTAGTCTCTTGGTTAACAAATAAGTTCAACAAATCATTAGTAAACCAAGAGACTTGATTTTGATATGTAAGATGCTTTGAGTTGATCCTTCGAGTGCCAGTAAAGCTTTTTATTTTTTCATATAGTTTTTGTTTAGCTTCTACTTTTTCTTTGGCAGATGCATTTTTATAGGCATTGTAAAGTTGATTCTCTTCCTTAGTAAAAAATTTGAATGTGGTATATTTATACAAATTATATTGTGGTAATTTTAGCTTCTTAATAGCTTGCTCCTTTGTCATCTATTTATCTTTCTCCTCCTTATATTAAAAGGCAGCTACAGGTACTTAATTATGGCTGCCAGCAGGTTATTTTAGTTTCCATAGTTTAGTTTGTGAAGACAGGAGAATTTAACCCCTGTCTTCACTTATTTTAAAGAATTTTTCTGGTTTACTTTTTCAATATTATAGGTTCAGGCATATTAATATTAGGTCTATATTTTTCCATAATATTATTTTGAGATAAAATCTCTTGTAATTTATCCTTATCAAATTCAAGTTTAATAGCTTCATTATCATCAAGCAAACGATGTAATGGTTTAGGTTTTAATTCGTCTATATTTATTTGACCTAAATTTTTTAGTTCTGCTAACGTATTTTGACTTAATTCCAGATTTTTTAATTGATTAACCGATAAGTAGTAGACTTGCTTAATATCATCTGGATCAATCAATATCCAATCTATCGCTAGCATATCGTCTTGAGTAGGATTCCATTGTTCACTTGAATTCTCAAAAGGAATTTTTTGAGTAGTTATTATAAACTTACCGTTTTTCAATTCAACCCATTTTTTTCCTTGCCATTCCGTTCTGGTTAATATTTTATTATCCTTAAGATTAGTTAAAGCATTTTCAAAATCAAAATTCATTATTTTCTTCCTCCTAAATTATCTATTTTTAATAACTGATATTTTTTATTGGCTTATTGCTTGCGCCAACTTGCAATAAGTCTTCTTTTTTACCTGGACTTCTACAATGATTAAACCAATTCATTAGCACTCACCCCTTTCTCACAAATGAAATTCTGCACTAAGTTCCTGATAGAACGTTATGCCATATTTTTCCTTACTGCGACGTTGAGTTGAAGAAATTTATATTCACAATATTGACAACTAAGTTTTGTGCCACTATAATAAAACTACCACATAATATACTTATATAGGGTTTTCTAAATAATGGTAATGAATCTCAGGAGTAAAATTGAATAATAATGTTAGCACTCAGTAATGGCGAGTGCTTATTTATAATATCATACCTTGATTAATAGTCAAGGCTTTTGGATTTGGGCAAAAGGTAGTCGTAATGACTACCTTTTTTTTATTCCAGCCAGTAACAAAACCTTGTAAGTAACTCAACTATTTTCCTTTTGATTCCATTAATAATACAAGTGACTAAATCTTCTTCTGGCTCATCGAAAAAATAATCGTCATCGTAATCGAAAAAATCTTCCTCAGGATAATAATCATTTGAATAATAATTTTTATATTGTCTCTCGATATCGATAATATGGTCATTGAGTGGAAAATCAATCACCTTCGCTGCCATTAAGCCACCTTCTTCCAGATAACAATATGGTTCTCACCAGTGAAATTTTCATGTTCTTGAATAACTTCATCTATATCCACATATTCAAGATGAAATTTTTCATCCAGTCCCATTTCTTTAGCTTTTTTTGTTAGTATTTCTAGATATCTTTCAGTGTTATATAAATTCTTATTTCCACGACATCCCGGACTAAAAGTTTTGTACGCAGAATAATACCAAGTTTTTTTATCCCATTTATGAACACTGTCTTTGCGAGCAAAATTTCCTTTGCTATCTTTTATCACCCATATAAAATATTTACCATCATCAAAATCAAAGGTTTCACTAATGAATGGGTATCTTGGTATGTTCATATTAGTTTTTTCAGATTCTTCATACATAACTTTAACCATATCTATTTCTAATATATGGAATTGCTTTTCCAATTGAAATCTTTTATTAAGTGATTTAAGTTCGTCTAATTCAGCTTGAGCAATCTCTAAAGTTGAACTTGAGTAAAAACCATTAACCAAAAATTTTGCGTAAGTATAGCTAACCTGTTTAGTGTCTTCATCATAAGAGATTGATCTACTTGAGACATAATTTCCTTCTTGGTCTTTCAATACGAAAGTTGTTTCTTTATTGATTTGTTTCAACATAGCAATTTTTAACATTTTTGATTCCTCTCTTTCATTTTGTTTTGCTTCCTTGAAATGATAATATCATCATTATATATTGGTGTCAATTCATTTAATCATGATATTTAATCATGGTATTTATTATATTTATTTCTTTGACTATAATTATCATCTATTATATAATCTTATCAAGGGAGTGATATCATGAGCGAAATCAAATTATCAGATCATATAAGGGATTCTTTAAGAACAGAAAGATTAAAAAATAAAATCAAAGGAACAGATATATGTAAATTATTAGATAAGCATCAAAGTTTTGTCAGCCATATTGAAAATCATATTGTAAAAAGTGTGCAATACGATGATTTAAAAAAAATTTTTGGTTTCATATTACAAATTGAAGATCCTCAATTAAGTAAGTATCTTGATGAATTAATAAAAATAGATGATACAGAAAAACCAAATCAAAAAAATACCATTAAAAAAAATGAAGAACCTAATTATCAAAAATTATATGAAGATAGACAAGAAGAACAACTTGAAAAACTCCAGGATATAGTTGAGATATTTAGGGATGAGATGTCATATTATCCCCCTGATTATGATGATTGCGAAGACGATAATATTTTTGAAACCGTAGATAAGTTTTTAACAACTTATATTGATATAATGTTAAACAGCGAATCTGAAATATCCCAAAGTTTTTACAACTTTATGAAATTACCATTGCAAAAATTAAATCCTGTTCAATTTCACAAGTTAATTGATTACGCAAATAATTTATTAGAATATGAATATGTATTTGAGAGTGGACAAAATTCAAAAACACAGAAATACCCTCATTATAGAGCAAGATATAAAAAAGAGTTACTCAATAAATTAAATGGAACAAAAAATAATAATTCCAATGAAGATGAATCAGAAGACTCTTCCGAAGATACATAAGACTAAATATAATTTATCCCCAACCAAGCACCTCTTAGAAGGTGCTTTTTTACTTTCGAATTAAAATTTCACGCAAATATCCTTCCAAAAATTAGGTAAATCCTCCCCAAGGGGATGAAATTAAGCTCTCCTGACTCAATTACAAAGGAAATAAATATAACTTGAGTCATATAGCTTATATACTCTACCTTTAATTTGAACCAGGTTATTGGTAATTATGACATATCTTAGTGTAATCACAGGCAAAAAAAATAAACCACCATGCTATAAACGCAGAGTGGTTTGGTTATTCCCGGTTAATCTAATGAGAGAAATATAATTGTAGATTCATAGTATATACGGTATTTGTATAGTAATAAATATAAAAATCTTTTGGACATCGTAATTGTCAATTGATGCTGCTGCTTCATTATATCCTAATATTGACGGGGTAATATTTCCGGCTAATGACAAAAAGCTGCCAAATTAGCTTATTAATAGCTTTAAATTAAGCCAATTTCTTTAATGTAATTTGGTCATTATATCCGGCAACACTTGGACAGGCAATTTTGCCAGCTTGTTTTTATTCGGACTTTTTAACTAGCAAAGTAGTATTTTGCTATTATTTTGTCCGATCTGCTTAGTAATGAAAATAATATATCCCAGGATAACGGTCACACAGATTTATGTATAAAAATAATTAATCATCAAGAAACTTGAAAAGAATATATATGGTTAGCTTTTTTTACTGCCACATTAGCAATTTTTTAAAAGAAACATTTAGAGACTAATAAACCCAAATTCTTTAATCTTGTATTGCTGTTACAATTCCATTGTCTAAATATATATATCGATAATTGTCATAAACCCATTGTTCACTTGTTCCAGAAGCATAGGTACTCCGATTAATTTTTTTAGGTTTTCCCCATGTTGAATTCCTTACTTCATCGGCACTCATTCCAATTGCTGGTTCCTTTTTAACAGTATAAGAAGTAGTTTTACTAATAAAATCATGCTCTTCAATATTACCCCAGCTATTCGTATCCTTAACCTTTATTTTTCCCCCATACGTATCATTAACATATAATATCTCTCTGTCATCACCGGCTTCCGAAAAACCAAACATGTTATCTTTTGTTGGACTCCAATAATAAGTAAATGTATATTTAGGTCCCAATTCTGGAGATGCAGATTCTATCTTCCCTTGAGGTTTAAGAGTGTAAACATCAAAAACTTTATTACCTATACTACTAGAAAACCCCCAGCTACCCTCAATTTTATAATAAACAGAATTTAGATACACGTTTGTGTCTTTATAATCACCAACTTCTCTAAACAAGTCGCGAGCTTCAACAAAATATTTTTTGTTGAATAACTTTACAGCTTCATTAAAAATAGCAGCATTAAGATTATTTTTCATTTCATTCAGCAACTGATTTGAATCTAAATAATCATTTCCGACAAAACCAATCAATCGATAAGATGTACGAATATCGTCAAGTTTTTGATTGGTTTTATAATTATCGTAAGTTTTTAACGCTTCTCCATAATATGCCTGCTTTAATAGTTCTTTTGTGTCTGAGTACGTTTCTGTATTTTTTAGATAATCTATTGATTTTTGATAATCCTTATTATTTAAAGCTTCTTTTCCCGCCAAATAATTTGCTTCTACTTCTAAATTGGTTGAATTTTTATACCTTTGCATATTTTTAAAAATCTCAATAGCGCTATCATAGTATTTGTCTTTAACAAAAGATTGAGCTTTTCTATATTGAAGTTCTTTTGTAATCAATGGAGAACTTGCCCAACCAGCTATCAGAATTACAATGATTGCAGCACTAATAATACCAAGACGAATTCGTTTTTTCTTAGTTTTAATTGCAAGTTGTTTACTTTCTATCTCAACAGCTTTTTTAATTTCATCTTCCTTGTCTTGTATAACTTGTTCATCATTATCCATTAATACATACCTCCCTCCAAGTAATAACTATATCATTAGAACTGGCAGAAACTTGTCGAAATCTAGTAGATTTGGCAAAAACAAAAACCCTCACTCGGAGGGAAATATTTTATCAATTAATGGTATTGATGCTTCTGAACAAAGTAAACAACTAAATCAGACTATATACCAGATTTGCCCCATAAAGCACCTTAATTATTCTTAACTGGCTTTTAAATTCCTTTTAGCAGCATAAATTAGATAGATACTAATTAAGCCAATTCCGATGAGTTTATAGTAATGTAAAGAGTTATGGTTAATGAAATATTTTGTAATTGGATTACTTTCTACGGCTCCCTGGGATAAAGCTAGTAAGGTTGTTAGATAATCTAAGATGTTTAATAAGCAGAGAAGTAGGAGTAGTTGGTAATACTTTTCTCAAGGTTTGCTCTCCACTAATTTCTTTTCTTAAGTTTAACCTGCTTATCAAATGTTTGAATTGACCCATTTAATACATTTTTTAGAATAAATCCTACAATATTCTCCCCGTCGATTTTTATTTCTTCAACACTCTCTATAATGGATATTTCTGCTTCAATCCTATCAATTTTTATGAACGGAAATGTTAATGAAGTTGTTTCAATGTATATATATTCATCAAATTTCTTAGAAATTAAAACTGGCCCGAACTTCTTAAAATTATCATTTGAAAAGAAACTATCAACAACATCTTTAATAGTCATAATTGGTTGGAAATTTAAATCGTATAAAAATATCTCATTTGTCATACCAGCTATCTGTATTTTTTCTGTTATCTTCTCTAGTCCTTTTTGTTGCAATTGTTGTTTAACCCACTCTTCATCGTGAACAATGTTAAGATTTTTAGTACGTGGAACTAATGCATGTAGTAATATAACTATTGTTTTAATCTTTCCTTCCCAATCTGCTTCCGTAGGTTCTCTTAATTCGTAAAGAAGAATTCCATTTGCCTTAGCTACATCTATTGCACCATTTTGATAACCTGTTCTTGTGACAAAAATTCCTCTTGGTTGTCCAGGAAGATCATCTAATATTGCTTTGAATTGTAGTATTGCCCCTTGCGGAACAGTAGACTTCCAATCTTTTGCTTGAACAATTGTACAGTATCTGATTCCCCCAACTTCAAACTCCCAAAAAATATCTATCTGATGACTTGTTGTTTTTCCTTGAATCATAACGTTATGCTGAACATTTATTGTTTTGACTGAATCCTGATTTAGAATTTCGTTGAAAATCTGCTGAGCCAAATTCTCATAAGAAATACCGGTATTTTTCTTCAACATTAATCCTCCAACTTAACGATTCATAGTATCATTACTACATAAATTATATAACAATTATAATATTGAAGTATATATATCATGATATAAAACCCAAAAAACACTTAATGTTCCAGGGGTAATCTAATAAAGTCAAAAATCAATTCTGTGCCAAAATTCAATGGTAATTACTTTAGTTTTAGAAGTAATACTCCTTTGGGAATATAAATCTATACCAAAAAACATATGACTCTTATTTTCTTAATAAAAAACATGGACTAGAATCATTTAAATGACATTGTAAGCCGTTTTTACGTTTAGGTAACAGGAAAATATATGCTAAAATATCCGAAGGCTTAGAAGGGCATATTAGAGGGTGTTTGTTTATGAAATGAGAAAAGACCCCTGCGAGAGAGGTCTATGAAGAAGATACTTTTTTTAATTGTGGTTGAATAAAATCTTGATATTCTTTTATATAAAATAATGCTAATTCCAATTTAAACCTTATTTCAAACGGAGGTAAAATATTCTCAATGATTACTTCTTTCGTCGCAAGATCTGTTTCTTCACAAATTTGAATTCCGTAAGTAGCTATGTTTAAAATCGCAAAGAGATAATTTTGATCATCAATTTCCACACTAATATTTTTTGATAATAATGAACCTATGTTATTATGTTCTTTATCTTTATTATCAGGTAAGTATTCACCTTTTTTATAACCTGTTCTTTTATCAGCCATAAATACTTGATTTTCAGTACGATTAATTATTAGTTTAATTGCAGATTTAGGATGAGTGGTTAACTCTCCTATTCCTAGACAACCATGAATGCCTGATTTATGTAACCATTTCCATTTTTCATCTTCAAATAGGGTTTTATATATTATACTAACGCTAATAGATTCTCTTTTTACACCTAGAAATTTATGTAGACATATAGTGAGTTCTTCAGCTAAATCTTTAATTTGATTATGTGGTTTGGTAATATGAATAAAGGGATTTGTATTATCAATGCTAATCTGATTTAAAATATAATCCTTAAATCTATCAGCCTTTTTGTTTGTTATGGAGTTTGTACTCGATAATATATCTTGTAATACTGTTCTACTTTTTGTATTAATTTTATCCATTCTAAAATCATAAAAACTTTTTAAAAAAATAAATAGTAATGAAATTATCAAAATAAACCAAAAACAACAATAACACCATTTAACTAAATTGCCATTTGAATCATATAACCCTAGGTTTTTACCGGCAATTTGTATGATATTAAACCAATAACTAGTTACTGTTATAGATAAAAAAGTTATGAACCAATGTTCTACAAAAAACCGATGAATTTTATCTAGTTTACTTAACTCTTTCATCTTTAGAATTTAGCGGATAAGCATAAACTAAAATATTTTCAGGAGAAACATTTCTTGTGGAAAATTTAATCCCAAATTCCACTAATATTTCCTTAAAAAGATACCATAATTCTCTTAGCAT